CTTTTGTGCATTTATGTGATGCTGCAGCACCAGGATTAATGCTTGCATATGCGGTAGGAAGAATAGGCTGTCAGGTTGCTGGTGATGGAGATTGGGGAATTTTAAATAACGCATTGATTAGCAATCAGGAAGGGCATTTAATTCCAGCAAAGGTTGAAGAGGTTAATAATATAATTGCAGCAAATCATTCATTTTATGCAGATCAATTTGCTACATTTAAATCTGTTCAATCCTTGCATATAGAACCATTTTGGGGTTTGCCTAAATGGTTATTTGGATATAATTATCCACATAATGTTGTAAATGAAGGAATTGCTTTTGCCGGATGTACAGGTAATTATTGCCATTATTTACCAATATCAGTTTTCCCAACACCATTTTATGAAACGATTATGGCTACTATAATCTTCTTCATTTTATGGTCATTTAGGAGGAAAATCAATGTTGCTGGAAGAATGTTTGCTATTTACTTAATATTTAACGGAGCAGAAAGATTCCTAATTGAAAAAATTCGTGTCAATTCAAAATATTCCATATTTGGTTTTCATCCCACACAGGCTGAATTAATTTCTTCATTACTCGTTATAATCGGAATTGTGCTTTATTGGTATGCGCCAAAATTCAAAATTAAAAAGCATCAACTAGCATAAGGCAATGTATTATCTTTGATTTTTAATTTTATTCAGGAGATTTCATCATTTGGAAATAGATTCGAACACGCTCACGTATATTTAGTAAACTGTGGTTGTTTATTAACAGTAATGGATTATTATTAAGCTTCAATATTTTATTCTTAGCATAAATGTACTTATAATTAACATTATGTTAAGTAGGCACAACGAATTGATTTTCAAAGGAATTTCTTTTCTTTCCCACCGCACACGCGGACGTAACGAAGCGAAGATTAAGGGCGAGAATTATTTTTTAAGGATTGTGAAATCTTACTTAACTGAAGACTATCTAATACCAGCCTTTTTGATTGCATCTGCAATTGTTGCTGTTGGTTCTGTATCATTCCTTTTAATATCTGCATATCGATACTTTTTTTAGTATCATCTTTATTTAAAGCTAATGAAGCGAATAAATAATTAAAATAAGGCGGGATTTCCTATTGAGCTTTAAATCACTAAGTTGATTTAAGGTGTAGGGATTTCCCCTTCATCCAAGATTTCATCTGTGATTTTTTCTAAAAGTTCTTTATAGTGTTCAAGTCTTTTTAAAATTTGCTTATACTTTTCATCAGAATAATTAACAATCTCCGCTACATCTCTAAATTTAATTAAAGAAATAACAGTATTATTTGTAAAATTCCAGGCATTCGGGAACATTAAATTATGTGCAAACTTATTTCTGTCTTTGCAGATAATTTGGAAGTCCTCTGCTATTTTTGGGAATGACTTTTTAAAATCAATAGATTTATTTTTGCAGCGCTTTTTTAAAATACTAATAACTGCATCAAATTTTAAAGATAAATCCATCCTATCGCAAATTATTAATTCCATTAATTCTAATCTTTTTGCAGATTCCCCCAAAAAATATACACTAATAAATCCATCGGCAACCCTTTCAACTAAAATGGTATTATTAATAATTTCACCCCTTATTTCATAGCCTCTTTTAATTCCTTCAAGAATTTTGGCATTATCCAATTTACCTGAATCCATATTATCAAGTTTTAATTTGTTCGCCTAACGGCTTCACTCCCAGTTGCTATTCTGCTAAAGCAGAATTACAGGTGTAAGAAAGGCTCCGCCGCACAAAAAGAAAAGAAAAACCTTGAAAACCAATTCGGCCATCCAGTGCTTTTTTGGGTAGTGCTATCGCAAAAAACTTACCCAAAAAGCACCACAGAACCCACCACACTTAGACATAATGTAGAGTTATGTAATTTCTTTGCATTAGGATCTGTTTAATAATGCCCTTTCAGGGCAGGGCGGGTTTGCTGTTGCGATTTTCTGAATCTGTTTATTTTCGGGCTTCATAAAATCGCAACACTTTTTGACCTTAGTTAGCGGAGTTAAATTTTATTTACCTTCATGCTAAAATAATTAGTAAAATGCCTTCAAACTCTCAAATATGGCGGTCATTCGCTAAACGGCAACAAAGGATTGAAAAGTCTTTCATTCCTAAAATGACCAAAGCTGTAAATGGCGAAGTGAAGAAGATTACTTCTTACTTGCTTAGTCATGGCACCATGTCAGTAGAAAGCCAGATGCATGTATTGTTTGAACATAACGGCATAAAGCAGGTAATAACCGATTTATGGGAAACATCTGCACTTAGCGAAGCAAATATTACCTACCGGGAATTAAAGAAAGCACATTTAAAACGTCAGGGGTTGGGCTTTAATAAAGAATGGCGGCGAATAGTAGATTTATATCTTTCTGATGTAGAAAAATTTAAAACAGTTGAACAAATAAACACCACTACAAAAAAAAGAGTGCTGGAAATTATATCTAAAGGAATCCGTGAAGGCAAATCTAATCGGGAAATAGTGCAGGATATTGAAAATGATGATATCCCTTTAAAAAGGGCAAAACTAATTGTAAGAACTGAATCAGTAGGTGCAATGAATATGGGCGCAATGATGGGGGCAATGTCAACCGGGATAATGTATGATAAAAGCTGGATAACCGCTCATGACCATAATGTGAGAGGCTTAAAACCTACAGATCAATTTTCTCATATAGATTTAGAAGGGCAGACCGTTCACATTGATAAGGCATATAATAACGGCGAAGCTATCCGCTATCCTGGGGATAAATCTTCCAGCCCTGGTAATTTCTGCAATTGCAGATGCACTCAAAAATTTATTGCTCGAAGGGATTCAAATGGTAATATAATGAGGTATGGGGTAAGTGTTCCAAATGCTGCAGGCGGCGGAACTGCTGTATCAAATGTATTTGAACCGGGTTCGCCTCAAACAAGTGTACTGATGCAGATCATTGCTGCAACAATATTAGGCGCTGAAGTAGCTAATTTGTTTAGTTCTGTGATGGATGATTACTAATTAATTTGGCAGAACAATATTTTACAATAATTTTAATATGTCATTCTTATTACAGGTAGCAGATGAAATGAGATTTTATACAATTTCAAAACCTTCGCATGCGGGAACTGCTACTTCCTAATTGCGGAGGATTTTTATTTTATGAGCATTATTCGCAAAGGAACAGAGTTAGTAACCGGTATCCCAAACTTTAACACCGGTCAGCAGGAAGGTATAACCATTCTGGAAAGTTATTACATGACAGCTATGGGAGTGTTGCCTATTGGACCAAATGAATCTAACGAAGATTATTCTGAAAGATGCTGGGACCTGGCAAATAAAATGTTGGACACCTGGAATAAACACCAAAATTAAACTTATGGCTTTAATTGCAATGGCTGTACATGATACAGAAGAAAATGGCAGGTCAGAATTTACCAGAAAGACTTTAGAAAGCCTTTTTGAAACCGTGGATTTTTCCCGGCACCGATTGATTATAGTTGATAATGCCAGTTGTGAAAAAACACATCGGATTTATGATGAGTTTACCTCAAAACGATTGCCACAACACCATAAATACCCTGCTATCATCTATAATATGGAAAATGTAGGAACTGCAGAAGCTATCAATGCAGCATGGCGGCAAAGGGTAAGAGGGGAACATTGTATAAAGCTTGATAATGACGTGGTTATCTTTTCAAAAGGGTGGGCTGATGAAATGGAAGAAGTAGTAAGGCGTGATAAATCAATTGGGCAGGTAGGACTTAAAAGAAAGGATTTAATTGAAAGCCCATACCGGGATGATTGGTATAAATCAGAATTGGTGATGTTACCTCACCAACCAGGGGAACGCTGGATAATAGCTGAATCTTGTAATCACATTATGGGTACCTGTGTTTTACATTCATCGGACTTATTGGATAAGGTTGGGTTTTTAAGACAGCCTAAACTTTATGGGCTGGATGATTCGCTGATGTCATTTGTAAGTAAGTTATCAGGTTTTAAAAATGTTTTCCTGCCTCACATTGAAATTGACCACATAGATCCCGGTGGAACACCTTACCAAAAATGGAAAGAAGATATAGCCAGTCAATCATTTGCCGAATATGGAAGATTGCTGAGAGGTTATCAGGATGGCTCAATCCCAGTTTATTACAATCCTTTTAAATAAGTTTTATGAACCTTGAACAATACAAAGAAGCTTCTATAATTCTAAGTTACCTGCATCCGTTTGAAGATGAAAAACAGCATATTGAAAGGATTATAGATGATCTAAATAATAAAACTAAAGACAATGTAAGTATTATTATACATTACCCGGGGATAGATTATGCTGATATATCTGTCAAAAAGGAATCTGTATTAAAAATTTTACAAGAAAGGTCTACTGAATTAGATATTGAAATACAAAAATTAATTGCAAACCTAGAATCTTTATGAAACAACAAATAGTAAATATCCTTTTAAAGCACAGCAATAAGGGAATGAACCATGCCACCCTTTCAAGTAACTGTTTTGAATTGGTTGCAGAAGAAATTATTTCAATTATTCCGGCTGGCAAAAAAGAAGAAGTAAAGCAAAATGAAAGTAAAGCTAATTACAACAGCTACAGACGTAAATAATCCAGGGTTTCAGCAGCTTAAACGCTCACTGGACCGTTTTGGATGGGGTTACGATGTAATCAAAGGCCAATATTATGGTTATGGTTCTAAAATGGTCCGTGCTTATGAGTATGCAAAGAAAACCGATTGTACACATCTTTTTATTGTGGATGCGTATGATATAGTTATGCTGGGGACAATGGAAGAAGCTTTAAGTAAAATAAAAGAAAAAGATTGCATCCTGTTTAATGCTGAAAAAGGATGCTGGCCATATGGAGAATGGGCGGACAGGTACCCGGTAGTAAATTCTGATTGGAAATATTTAAATGGCGGTGCAGCATTTGTAAATGTGGAACAGTTTATTGAAATGTTTGAAAGCCAGCCTATTAAAGAGACAGATAACGATCAAGTAAACCTTGCAGAAATGTTTTTAAGTAAAAGGTTTAATTTTAAGTTGGATAATAACTGCGAATGTTTTCAGTCTATTGCTTTTGAAAGCAAAGACGATTTCTTTTACGGAGAAGATGGCAGGTTACAAAATTTAAAAACCGGGGCAAAGCCAGTGGTTATTCATGGTAATGGCAGAACCGACATGAGTTTGATTTATGATTTATTAAAATAATTTTATGCAAAAAGTTACATTTATAGCAGAAAAAGGGAATGCTGATTCAAATGGTTCAAGAATTTTGTTAGGAGGAATTAAATTTAAAAATCCAGTCCCTATACATCTCAATTTCAATTCTGAAGAAAAAATAGGCGAAGGGGTTATTGAAATAACTCAAGAGGCTGTAATGGTATCTTCTTCTATTGATGAGAAATATTTAAACTTATATCCTGCCATTGGAGTTGAGTTTAAAAAAGATGATTTTAATAAAGATAAAGAGATTGTTTCTTGTAATCTTTACGAGGTTTCACTCAATGGCACCCCAAACGCCGACCCCTCTATTAAACCCATAGGGGAATAAGTTGCTGAATATCTTTCTTTATCTAATTTTGAAACCAGAAAAGGATATATAGAGGATTTCCTTATGTATTCCCCAAAAATCGAAAACCATTTTATAGGCTTTGCCGATTTTAATATCAAAGTAATCCAAAATAATTTTATTCAGAAAGGGACGGCAATTTTAATGGTTCATCCTGATGATATGCCTTTGAAATCTAAAAAATAATTGTATGCTTCCAAAAGACTTTAAACAACGAAATTTCATCTATAATAAGCCTGAAAACATGACTGACGAGCAATGTATGGCATTACCCGTATGGCGTGGATTTGCTTCTGTGGATGATTCAGGCGAACAATTCCCTCAGATAATATCCTGCTGGTCCTTATCCAAAGAAGATATTGAGGAAATACAAAAAACAGGGCATATTTGGCTATCAGTTACCGGGACCATGTTGCCGCCTGTTTCTGTATTTACCGAAGATCCATTTATTAACCAGAAGCCAGATATGAAAATATGAAAGTAGTTTTATTCTATCCAGACCCAAACAATGCAGTTTTCTATCATAGGCTTAAACTCCCATTTGAGCACATAAAAGGGGTAGAGGTTAAAACATCGCTGGGCAGAATCGCTAATTATGATTTGCTATGGGCTGACGTGCTGATCATGAGCCGGGTGATTGATACCCCACCTGCAGAAACAAAGGAAATATTAAAATCAATGCATACAAAATTGATAGTTGATTTTGATGATTACTATCATGTACCTGCCAATCATATTGTTTCCCAATTTTACCATAACACTAAAATGGCTGAAAAGCAGATTGGTTATGCTGAAATAGCCGATGAGGTTTGGGTAACAAATAAAAGGCTTCAAAAAGTTTTCTTACAACATAACAATAATGTGCAAATAGTTCCTAATGCTATACCTTTTGGTAAAGATCAGTTTACCCCTGGGTTAATTGAATCCCCTAAAATAAGGTTTTTTTACGCCGGTGGCCGTACACATGAACATGATATTGAACTGCTCGCAAATACTATGGTTGCTCTACGAAAGAATGAACAATTTAAAGAAATGGGGCAGATGGTTCTGGCCGGTTATGATGAAACAACCAAAGAGGAAATGTGCTATTGGCAGAAGATGGAAGATATTTGGAGCGGGAAGCGACCAAAGCATGCGCATTT